TGAGTGATAACTTGTGGGATAGCTTGAGGGATAAATTGGGGGATAACTTGGGGGATAACTTGAGGGTTAATTTGTGGGATAACTTGAGGGATAACTTGGGGAATAACTTGTGGTCTAACTTGAGTGATAACTTGAGGGCTAACTTGGGGGATAACTTGAGGGATAACTTGAGGGCTAACTTGTGGGCTTCTGTTTTTTGGGGCCAAATGGATTTATATTGGGTTTGTTATTATCAATATGCCAGAAATTTCTTAGGAATTGATTATAAACAACATCAATCAATATTAAATCTTTGGGATGATGTAGGTCATTCTTGCGGCTGGTGGTATCCCTATGNGAATATCTGTTTTNTTTCAGATAGACCAAAGGTAATTTATAAGAATGAACGTGGTCAGTTGCATAAAGATGGTGCGCCAGCATTAGAGTTTAGAGATGGATATTCTTTATGGCTATTAAACGGTATAAATGTTCCTGAATATTTAGCTAAAACCCCAGAATCAGAACTTGATATTGATTTCTATAAGAATGAGAAAAATGCGGATGTTAAGTCTCAATTCGTTTTGAAATATGGTATTCAAAGAATGTTATCATTAGGCACCAAGATTTGCGATTCAAAGGGTAGTGATAATAAATTGTATTATGATTCAGAGTATCAACTGTATAACATGGGAACAATATTTAATCGTGAGCGTGCCATCTTCTTAAAGATGAAGAATCTTACGACGGGGATATATCATTTTGAAGGCGTCTCCCCAGAATGTAATACGATAGAAGATGCTTTACGATTTAGGACAAAAAACAGAATATCAATTTTGGAGGATGTAAAATGAAGACTCTATTCCATGGTGAGGTGACGATTTTCAAGGCAAAAGAATTACCTAAGGGATTAAAGAAAGTAAATTTGTTTAAAGATGATTGCTACAGGCTTGCGGATAGTGAGACAAGCGGGAATTTCCACCTATTAGAAGCTAAAGAAGGTGTCGAATTATTTGAAGATTCTAACGGTGTCTTATGGCTTAAGAATGATGTTCCGACGGATGTTTATTGTGCAGTTAAAGAACGTCATGACAATATTACGCTTGAGCCAGGTATTTGGGAAATTGATAGGGCTCTTGAATATGATTATATGAGTGATTTAACTAGGAAAGTAGCAGATTAAAATAATATACCGGTTGATATTTAAATTATATTATGAATATAAAAAAGGACTAATATGCCCGAGCCAAAAGTTTTAACTGTAAAAGATGTTTGTGAGTTACCAAAAATAGAAGAACCCTTTGGTGGAACATATGCTGATAATCTAACTCAGACAGGTAAAAACTTAGCTATTAGAGAAATATCTGAACTTCCAGTAAATCTGCCGAAGGAGAGGATTAGCGAGGAAATTTTATCAAAGATAGTACAGAAGGCAGGAAAGAGATGGGAGAGAATAATATACCCAATAACACCTCTATATGTTTATATTGCCAAAGCAATCATCAAACATCTGGAAGGTGAAAAATGAAAGCCTGTCCATAGGGGGAATAGATGGAACATAAATACGACTGCGAATGGTTATATAAAAACGATAAATTATTCAGAAATTTATTCAATCTTATGTTCAATAAATGGGGATGGGATGCTACCGAAATTGAGAAAGATTGCTTAACTCTTTATAAATTGATTAATAAACATAAATAATGAACTGTCAATGATTCCTTGATAGTTGAAAATAAGAATGTGGGGGGAGGTATAGACATGCTTATAGCCGTTGAACCTGTTAGGTACGTCGAGGAAATAGATTGCTCGGATATGAAACGATTTAGGACAATACAAGAGGCTAAAGAGTTTAAACATATAAAGGAAAATCAATCAAGACAATCTAATACAAAGTTTATGATAATTAAAGAACAAGGTGGAGGGATGTATTATGTTATGCCGAATTATGACGGTATTCTTATTGGCGATTGCTATTCAGACCAATAGAGTCAATGCGGATACGCACGCGGGCTTTGACAATACAAGTCAAGAGGTGTCCGCTATGCAAGATGAGGCCGTACAACAGAAATACAATGACACTATGAAAAGAATTAAAGATAACAACGACAAAGCAGACACTTATTCTAATTGCCCGTATTGCCCTATGGAGTAGAAAATGATAATATATGAATTATTAATTTTATTATGTATTGTAATTATGGTTGCTTTGGCTATAGTAGAATGGTATTGACACTATTGTATTTATATGTTATATTTTTAATACATGCTAAGATAGCCAAAGGAATTTTATGAAAGAAAATAAAAGGATTGTCCCTCAAAAGCTTACACCGAAACAAGCATTATTCGTTATCGAATATCTTAAAGATTTAAACGGAACACAAGCTGCTATACGTGCGGGGTATTCAGAAGATACTGCCGGATCTATTGGTCATGAAAACCTTAAAAAACCTGAAATTCAAGAAGCTATTGAAAAGCAGATGGAATATCGAGCAAAAAGAACTTTGATTACCGCAGATTATGTTTTGTCGTCGATGAAAGAAGTCGCAGAAAGATGTCTACAAAGAAAGCCAGTTATGGTTTTTGACCATGAAGAAAAGTGCATGAAGCAAAAGCTCGACGAGAATGGAGAAGGTATTTGGGAATTTGATTCGGCAGGAGCGAATAAAGCCCTTGAAAATCTAGCTAGAAATCAAAAGTTATTAACTGATAAATCCGAAATAGGAAATGCCGACGGAAGCAATATAGGTATAACTCAATTAGTAGAAGTGTTCGTTGACTCGCCAGAATCAGCAATTAAATTAAGCAAAGATAATGTCAAACTTACTGATAACTTATCCTAGTAAGTTTTACCCAATAGTAAAGAAAAGTGCTAGATATAAAGTAGCAAAGGGCGGACGCGGAAGCGCAAAATCTGAAAGCTTTGCTAGGCTATCAATAAAAAGAAGCTTAACAGAAAAAGGTCTAAGGTTTCTTTGTTGCCGAGAGCTTCAAAACTCATTAAGAGAATCAGTACACAAAACAATAGTTGACACAATAGAACTTCTTTCCGTAGAGCATGACATAAATTTAAGTAGTAGATTCAAGATAACTGATAGATATATAAAAAGCTCGACGGGATGCGAATATATATTCGCTGGGCTAAGAAATAACTATAACGAAATAAAGTCAATAAAAGGTATTAATGTTGCATGGATAGAAGAAGCTGAAGGGATTAGCCAAGATTCAATCGAAGTATTAGACCCAACAGTAAGAACGCCAAATAGTGAGCTTTGGGTAAGCTTCAATCCCGAAACAAGAGAAAGTCCTTGTAACAAAACATTCGTTGAAGAGGTAGACCCTAGCGACAGCGTTGTTGTAGAAATGAATTGGCGTGATAATCCGTGGTTTCCAGAAGTCTTGCGTAAGCGGATGGAATGGTGCAAGAAAACGGATTATGATAAATTTCTTTGGATATGGGAAGGACAATACAAGAACTACGCCGAAGATGTAATTTTTAAGGACAAAATAGAGATAATTGATTTTGATTATCCCGGTGACAACCAACAGTATTATATAGGCATGGACTTTGGATTTTCAGTTGACCCGACGGCAATAGTCCAATGTTTTATAAGAGATAAGAATCTTTATATTGAACATGATTTTTACGGTCACGGCGTTGAGATTGAAGAATTGCCAAACGCCCTTAATTCATTGCCAGCAGTCCGTCGAGGATTCTCGATAAAGGCAGATTCATCAAGACCTGATACTATAAGCTTTTTGTCAAATAGGGGTTTTAATATTGAAGGAGCAGAGAAGCATGCTGGTTCCGTAGAGGAAGGTATAAATTTTTTAAGGTCATTTGGCAAGATTTATATACATTCAAGATGCAAGGGAACGATTGAGGACTTTCAGAATTATAGGTTTAAGCGTGATAGGATAACACAGGAGATTTTACCCATACCATTAGACAAGTCGAATCATTCGTGTGACGCAGCGCGCTATAGTTTGTCATCATATATCAAAGGCAGTGTTTCAATATACGACGTACTATAAGAAAGGAAAAATCTTTGAAAAAGTCAATTATTGTTACAAGCAGAGTACAAGGAAACAAAAACCATAGATTGCCGATTTTATTAGATACATTGAAAGAGAACACAAGAGAAATCAATGATATTGAAGTCCTGATTAAGTATGACGACGACGACGAACACGCACACGATTTATATCATAGAATATACGGTTCAGCATGGGAGAAATATCCCTTCAAGATGAAGCAAATATTCGGCAAAAGAGGACGTGGTTATATTGATATTCATAAAGGATACAACAGCCTTTTAAAGTTTGTATCGAATGAGACAAAGATTATTGTTGCAATGGCTGATGATTTTACCGTCGAGAAAGATTGGGATATTAAGATGGACGATTGCGTCAAAGACGCTGGCGATTATTTCATCATACATCAAAGACCCCACCCGCCGATTACAAGACCAAACTTCAGCCACGAAAA